ATGTCTACAAAACCGTATTCAGATGAAGATTATAAAGATGCTAAAAAACAAGGGTTAGATTTAGACGACTGGGGAGATTACGAAAAATATTTCGGCTTAGGTGAAGAGGAAGATTATTCATAGGAAGTCCAAAAAAGGAGCGAAAAAATGAAAATCATAAATTCGGTAGCCGTTATTTTTGAAAACCCAAAAACTGTCGAACAATATCGATTTCTCCACGAAAATGGATACATCTATAAATGGTCTTGCCAAATATGCAAGAAAATCAAGGCAAAGAGGTGACACAATGAAATGGAATCCAAAGGATCAAATAACCATGTTCGACTTGATGCCCAATTCTGTGGAAGGAAACGGGCAAGGTAAAGTCGATGGGTTGTTAAATAAAATCACACAAGGAGACTGTTTAGAAGTCATGAAGTTGATACCGGACAACAGTGTAGATTTATTGTTGACCGATCCACCGTATAACGTATCAATGAAATCTAATTTCCATACAATGGGCAGGCAAGGCGTTGACTTTGGCGAATGGGATAAAGAATTTGACCAACAATCTTGGCTTTCTCTAGCTTCCGAAAAGGTGAAAAAGGGCGGGAGCGTTGTGATATTCAATGACTACAAAAATATAGGTGAAATGTCGGAAGTTCTCGAATTCAATGGCTTTGTTGTAAAAGAACTACTTATGTGGAGAAAACCGAACCCAATGCCGAGAAACCGAGATAGGTTATATGTAACGAGTGTCGAAGTCGCTTTATGGGCAGTAAAAGGCAAAGGGTGGACTTTTAACCGGACAAGAGAAAATTACGAAAACGCCATTTTTGACAGCCCGACTGTAAATCATAAACAGCGCATTCACCCGACACAAAAACCGTTGAAAGTTATTGAAGAAATTATGGGAATTCACTCAAACAAAGGTGATGTTGTACTCGATCCGTTTATGGGAAGTGGCACAACGGCGCTGGCTGCTATGAATACCGGAAGAAACTTTATCGGCATCGAAAAGGAAATGGAATTTGTTGAAAAGGCTAATGAAAGAATACTTGAAACTGTAAATTAAATAACACAACGCAAACTTATTTTTTTACCACATAATTACCATATTTACACAATAGTTTTAACCTTGCACACAATTAATTGGTAACAATTACTGCAATATTCAGATAATTAAGGAGGATGAACTACATGGATATCGAGACACGGCATGAACGGAAGCGCTTATTGGCGCAGATAGATAAATTGGAAATTACGCGGTGTGCAGAATGTAAGAATACACCGTCCACGCAGAAGATGGTCCATTGCGACTGTCACTCTGCTGTGGAAATCAGAAGGCTTGGCGAAGCGCTGGTGGCAACTTCCAGAAAGACGCGTCAACATCGTGTGGATGGCTATATCGAGGAAGCGCTAAAAAATGGCTTGACACTGGAAATTTACCGCTTGCTGCGCGAATTTGAAATGACTGGTCGCGAGATTCAGAAAGCGGTGGGAATGACGCAAAAAGGACTTACCCAGTGGAAGATTGACAACGGATTAATCGCCGGTACAAAAACGGTGGACCGTGAAAACGTACCGAAAGGAAAGCACGCACGAACAGACAGCTATGGATTGACACCATACCATTTCAAAGTTGCGGAGAAGAATGGCATCCCCCGTAAACGAGTGAAGGCAAGACGGTATGATGGATGGTCGATTGATCGCGCGATTAACGAACCGATTCAGAATGTGAAGCATGAATATCAGAAGTGGTTGAAGGTAGCGCTGGCTAACGGATTGACAGTGGGTGGATTTAAGAATCGCATGAGCCATTACGGAATGTCGATGGAAGATGCAGCGACGTTGCCGAAAGGGTTGTCGAAAGCGAAGGGGATGGTGAAGGCATGACGATCAAGCAGAACATCCTAAAAATTGTGGAAGCGAACATTGACGCACAAAACGCAAAAGGCATGGCAACCTACGGCAAACCATTGGAAGCGTGCAGTCACGATTCATACGACTGGAACGATATGGCGAGCCAGGAGTTGATCGATGCACTCCAATATCAGCAAATGGAAATCAAAAAGGTGAAACGCCTGAATATGATTCTGGAAAAAGAGAATCAGCAAATGAAGCAGATTATTAAAGGGGGAATTTAGGATGGGAAAAACATTTGTTGGCGAAATGCCGAGAGTCGAATTTTTAGCTTCTTCTTCATCTGTGGATAGCAAAGCAACGCAAGTAGTCGAAAAATCTGCCTTAGAAGCCGTCAGAGATGCGTTAGGGGTTGCCGACAAGGAAACACCAGCCAACGATACAATGCGCCTTAAAACGGCTCACAACGAAGATTTAAACACACCATCCACAGAATACCTAACCGAGCAACATTGCAAAGATACGCAAACGATCGATTTCCTGCGCCATGAGTTGAAGGAGTCGGAACGTAAGCGGAAGTTGGAAGCGGAGTCGAGTGATACATGGCGCGCGAAGTATCGTGCTGCAGATGTGGAGTTGGAAAAGGCGAAAGTGGCGCATGATGCAGAGGTGCGGAATTTGCGTTATGACATTCAGTTGCTGAATAAGACGCTTGAAAAGCACGCTGGCGATGAACAACTGTTACTGCTGACGATGAAGAAGGCAGTTAGTTTTGCGGAGAGGGTGGTTGAGGGATGAAGATTGATATTTCGAATTTACTTGAAGCGCAAAAGGAGCTAGATGCGGAAATTGAAAAGAATCATCCAACTGTGGAAAAAGAAGAACGACTTTTGAAGCGCACGCTCGCGTTATTGGTAGAGCTTGGCGAATTGGCGAATGAGCTGCCGGAAGTATTCAAGTTTTGGTCAAACAAAAAGAACAATTACGAAAAGGCGCTCGAAGAATATGTGGACGGTCTGCATTTTTTTCTTTCGATTGCGTTGGAAGAAGGACCGGATCAACTGAGTGTGCAACGACCATATATGCAGGCAAGCGCTAATATTCTCGACTGTTACTTGGATATATTCGAAGATGTTTCTCGGATTGACTGCGAAATCGGACCACTAGGAAGAAGTTTTTACCGCTATATCGAATTGGGGCAGATGCTCGGTTTCACTTGGGAACAAATCGAAATGTCTTACATGATGAAAAACGCGTTAAATCATCATCGTCAAGAAACGGGTTATTGATATGAAACCAGGCGACTCCTACCAAACAGAAGTCAAAGTGGTGAAGGTTAGGCGCGGTGAAGCTACGGTGGTTGTGATTGATGGGAAGCGTTATGTGATGGATAAAAGTTGAGGGAGTGGATGAAGGGTGAAGAAGAAAGTAGCCGAATTGAAAATTGGCGACCAAGTTCAATTATTCACTAAATTAATTCCTGTACCAGTTCCTTACGAGGTGATACTGATTGAGGTTTGGAGAGATACGAATACCGTTAGTGGTTTGCATCTTAAAAATCCGGATGGGGATAAGAAAATGTTTAGCTTCTTGGATGGCGATTTGGAAATGACTATGTGGACGGGTTATGACGTTGGCAGTTCTTATACCGAAAATAACAAATGCGCCCATTGCGGAAATACTGTAAACGGAAAAGGGGCGACGGTATGACACTATCAATATTCCTGTGGACAGCAGGCGCAGCGCTCATCTTCGGCTTCACCAACGCGATGGCCTATGCGCGCGGATTCGGATCGGGATGGAATGTCGGGTATGTGGCACGGGTTGAGGATGCGAAGTTGGAGGTTGAGGAAAATGAGTGAACGAATCACAGCAGAAATAAACTTGATGGAGAATAAAGCCTACATCGTCAAAGACGGCGCATTAATCACACTCGACTCCCCTCCCAGCGGATACGGTCAGCAAACCATCCACTGGGAATCGGAGAAAGTGACGCGCATCGTTCACGGTCATATACAGAAAGTTTAGCATTAATCAGCTATCGGACCAGCCGAGGCCTGTAATGAAAAATCCTCGGAGGTGCTAATATGTCAACACTATGGGCAGATGACTTAAAATGCGAATACGAAACAGGGCGCAAAGCCGTTACGCAATACAAAAACAATCTCGACCGTGACGATCCGAGCAATGAAAATTATCTCACATTAGCCAACTCCATGATAGCGGGTAGCAAAGAATCGGAAGAGTGGCTGATGACAGGGCGTGACCCACGCGCTTACAAAGGCATCGACAAGAAAAGCATTTACCACCGCAACTCCTGGGATGCGATGGATTTAATACCGGATATTCGCGATGAACTGGAAAGCGATGGACCACCGGAACTTTCCCTCTCTGTGGATAGCAAAGAAAAGCTTTCACGCATCTTCTCAGCGCTTTCACCACGCGAGCGCCAGTGTTATATCCTGCATAACGCGCAACGTCTGAGTATGGCGCAGATAGCGATTGAGTTGGAGGTTAGTAAGTCGACCGTGCAGATGTATTTGAAGAGGGCGAAGGTGAAGGTTGAATTGAGAGCGTAAAAAAGGAGTGGTTATGAATGGAACAAACATATGGATTGTGGCACAAAGGGATTAATCCGAGCAACTGGATGCCTGATTATGAGGATTGTAATAAAGAAGAAGTAGAGCGATGGAAAACGGATTTAGAAAAAGAAAAAGAAGGGTTATGCGATTTTGAAGGCTTTTACGGAATCGGAATTTATGAATATTAACAATTAAGTATTCGTAAATAAAATTAAATTCCCTGTCATACGCTTGTCATACGTTTTCCGTATTGGTATACAGACCTATTCGTTTGCGATGCAGATTTACATTGCGAGCGTATCAATTTTGAGCATCCGCATAGGGTGTTCTTTTTCTTATATCCTAAAAAGCGGGTGACAATGTGAAGTGGACTGACGAGGAACATAATTTTTTAGTCGAGTTGGTGAAGTCGAGGGGAACGCGGTGGAAGTTGCTCGCAGAATTAATGAGTGAGCGATTCGGCAAAGAGTTTACTTTTAATCAAGTGCGGTCACATTACCGCATGAATCCCGATTCGCAAGTGTTGCCAGCTTACAACGAGACGACAGAAATCCTCGCAGACGGTTCGCATAAGTCGGATAAACTACTTCGCATGTCAGCAGCGGAATTGAAGGATACAGAGTTTCTGCTAACCTCACACGGATACGATCCGAGTAAATGGGAGATAGTCAACGCAAAAAGTAGCATCTGGAATCAGCACAATAAAGAGGACGGCACAATCACGCTATACTCCAGCAAGATTACCGTTAAACCAGCGCTAACCGGAATGGATTGGGGCAAGCTAATCACAACTGTGGAAAGCGCACCATCCGTTTTCGTCAAACCGAAGTACACGCCAGGAGAGGAACGCTATTTGAATATCCCTCTTTACGATATGCACTTCGGCATCAGCGACTACAACCATTATCTTCCGACACAAGCGAAAGTGTTAAACGTGCTGAAAAAGCCGTATAAGGAGATTCTGTTTTTAATCGGTTCAGACTTATTCCACCACAATGATCATCGCAACCGGACGGCATCGGGGCGTGAAATCGAACACGCGGATATGTCGCTGGCTTGGGAAGATGCAGCGAAGTTTTATGAGCCGATATTGCATGAAGCGTTGAAGAATTCGGGTAAAGTAACCGGCATCTTTATCAAGGGGAATCATTCCGAATCGCTCGAATGGGCGTTCACCAAATACTTGCAAGCGCGATTCCCGCAGATTACTTTTAACACCGATTTTAGGGAGCGCAAAGTCCACATGCTCGGTGATATCATGATTGCAGCAACGCATGGTGATAAGGCGCGTAAACGCTTGAACGAAAACTTTGCCACCGAATTCCCTCTCGAATGGAGTCGAGCAACCACACGCGAATTATTCATCGGCCATCTTCACACCGAAGAGGTTATCGACAAAGGCGGCATCCTGCAACGCGCATTAAGCACACGCAACAAGGTCGACAGCTATCACGATGACTACGGCTATACCGCAAGCCACAAGCGCTTCCAGTTATTCGAGTACAGCAAGAACGAGATTGAACATATTCATTTTGTATGAAATCACTTATTGTGGACTACACCGATTACCTGTATATTGAAATCATAACAAATACAGGAGGTTCAATATGAAGAAAATACTATTTATCATCATCGGCATCATCCTGGTAATCGCCATTGTGCAAGGTGTCATTCAAGGCGTATCACAAGCAGGAAACACGCCAACCGAAACAACCGAACCGGAACAAACGCCGAAAGAGAAAGTGGAATCAGCGCTTAACAATAATGTCACTGTGGATTCCCTCTCCCTCTCTGGTCAATTCGACAGTGAACCATACAGCGCAGAGATTTCATTTTTAGCGAAAGAGAACCTTTCAAGCAATATGACTGTGGAAGGCATGAAGGATGATATTAAGAACGCGCTTTATACGTTAAAGGAAAGCGGATATACATTCGACAGTATCAGCATCAACGTTGATTATCCGCTAACCGATCAATACGGTAACTCCGAGAATGAAACGGTTATCAAAGCAACGTACGCCGGCGAAACGCTAGACAAGCTAGGCGACGACAAACACGCCTTAAAGAATGATAATTTAGCTACCATTGCTGATGAATGGTGGGAGCATGACGCGATTAAATAATATATCTGTGGAAGGCGTACCTAATTGGTGCGCTTTTTCTTATGTCATAAAATTGGTGAATAACCTGAAAGTTGGTGGTAGATGAAATGGCTAAAGGTAAATACGAAGAATGGCTCGAACCTGAAAAGTTAATCATTATTGAAGGTTGGGCGCGTGATGGTCTGACGGATGAACAGATAGCGCACAATATGGGTATTGGTTACTCAACCTTGCAAGCATGGAAAAGCAAATATCAAGACATTCAAGATACCTTAAAAAGAGGTAAGGAAGTCATTGACAGGCAAGTTGAAAATGCGCTGCTCAAAAACGCGCTCGGCTTCCATTACAAAGAAGAAGCGCTCACCAACAAAGGCGAAGTGGTGGAGATTGAAAAGTTTGAAAAGCCAAACACCACCGCGCAAATCTTCTGGCTGAAAAACAGAAAGTCAAAACAGTGGCGCGACAAGCAAGACATTGAACACAGCGGATCCACAACACAACGAACAATCGACCTCTCCTATCTCAGTGACGAGGAATTGGAAAAGGCGTTGAAGAAGTATGACAACAGCTAGAGAACTATTAGAGGAAAAGTTGCGCAGACGTAATCAGCAGCGCATTGAAGCATCCAGGGAAACGTTTTGGGAATACTGCGTAACGCGCGCGCCTTCCTTCTATAAAGACGACCGGCCACACCTCAAAACGATTGCAGAGACATTGCAAGATTTATACGAAGGTACGCTACCAAAGTCAAACGGCGAACCATACGAAAACTTAATCATGAATATCCCTCCACGCCACGGAAAGAGCCGCACGTTGATTCTTTTCTGTGAATGGGTACTCGGCAAGGATAAAGAAAACAAAATCATTACAGCATCATATAACGAGGATTTAGCAACAACGTTCTCGCGCTATACCCGTGACGGCATCAGCGAAGAAAAGTTATATCCGCACGAAATTGTATTCAGCGATATATTTCCGGATGTGAAAATTAAGCATGGTGACGGATCATATCGGCAATGGGCGCTTGAAGGTCAATTCTTCAACTACAAGGGTGCTGGTCTTGGTGGTTCAATCACCGGTAAGGGCGGCAACATCCTAATCGTCGATGACCCTATCAAGAACGCAGAGGAAGCGTTTAACGATGCTGCACTAGACAAACAGTGGCAATGGTTTACTGATACGTTCCTCTCGCGTCAAGAACAATCAGAGCGTTCTATCAAAGTGGTGAACATGACGAGATGGAGCAAGAATGATATCTGTGGAAAGTTACTCGCCAGTGAAGAAGCGGATGAATGGTTTGTGCTGCTGATTCCGGCAGAGGATGAAAACGGCAATATGCTATGTCCGCCATTACTCAACAAGAAAAACTTCAACAGTTTGAAACGGTTAATGGATCCGGCGATACTCGAAGCGAATTATTTCCAACAGCCTGTGGATATCAAAGGGCGATTGTACAAGTCGTATCGCTATTATGACAGCCTTCCACAATTTGAACGCATTTACAGTTACACCGACACCGCAGACGAGGGTAGCGATTACCTGTGCAGCATTGTGGCGGGTGTCTATCAAGGGGAAGCGTATCTTTTGGACGTTTACTATACAAAAGATGGTATGGAGACGACAGAGAAAGAGACAGCTTCTTTTTTTGTGCGCAATAAAGTAAATACCGCCATTATCGAAGCGAATACAGGTGGGCGCGGATTTGCTCGGAACGTTGAACGGTTGATATGGGAGAACCACAACACTCGCAGCGTATCCATCAAGCCGTTCCATCAAAGCAAGAACAAAATGGCGCGTATCCTCACAGCTAGCTCATTTGTACAGGAACATATTTACTTCCCGCGAGACTGGAAGAAGCGTTGGCCTGAATTCGAGCGAGATATCAGCGGATTCAATAAAGAGGGCAAGAACAAAAACGATGATGCACCGGATGCTTTAACCGGCATTGCGGAGTATGTCGATTTCAACGGCAACAGCAGCAGTAGCAAAAAACTAAACGCCCTCAAATCAATGGGCTTCTAAAGGAGTGACAGAATGGATCACGTAAACGATTTTGAAACGGCTGCGGATTTAACCTATAGCAAATTGCCGTTTAGACCGCGATTTTCGAGTGAAGCAAGGGAGCATTATACGTTCTCTTCTGTGGATAGCTTACTGGCAGACACACTCAACATCAGCGAAATGCTGAAACATCACCAGGAACATCAAGCGCCGCGATTGGATGCGTTGGATGATTATTATGAAGGTAACAATAACGGTATATTACGTAAGTCGAGACGTAAAGAGGTTCATTTAGCGGACCACCGTTCACCGCACAACTTCGCTGAATACGTATCGCAATTCATTCAAGGCTATATGTGTGGGATTCCGATTAAGGTGCAGCATGATGATGAAACGGTAAGCGATAAGCTCAATGAACTCAACGATCAAACGGATGCAGATGCGCATAATAGTGATTTAATATTGGATTTATCTATCTATGGCCGCGCTTATGAATTGCTTTACCGCAACATGGACGATGAAAGCCATTTGGCGTTGCTATCACCACTCGAAACGTTTGTAGTTTACAGCAATACGGTTGAAAAGAAGCCGCTTGCTGCGGTCCGCTATTATACGACTGTGACCGGCAAAGAGGAAACGCATGTTGAAGTGTATACGGATAAAGATATTATCTATTACACCGCAAAAGATATTCATTCGTATCATCTTGATGAAGTTGACCGCAAAGAGCATTACTTCGGCGGCGTTCCAATCGTCGAATACAGCAACAACCGATTCCGACAAGGCGATTATGAAAAGGTTCTCTACCTTATCGACCTGTACGATGCAGCGCAATCCGATACCGCCAATTACATGACGGATCTAAACGATGCGATGTTGAAGATTACAGGTAACCTTGAAATTGACGTTGAAGAAGCGCGCAGCATGAAAGACGCGAATATCCTTTTCTTGAAGGCTGAACCCTCTGTGGATGGCAAAGAAAGCAAAGTGGACGCCGATTACATCTACAAGAAATATGACGTTGCAGGCGTTGAAAAATACAAAGACCGCATCGCCAACGATATCCACAAGTTTACGAACACGCCGGACATGGGCGATTCGCAATTTGCAGGTACGCAGTCAGGTATCGCAATGGTATATAAACTATTCGGCTTAGAGCAAAAGCGCGCCATCAAAGAACGCCTATTCAAACGTTCGATGATGCAGCGCTATAAGTTGATTAAGAATATACTTCGATTCGCAAACGAAGGTGACTTTGATATTCACGGATTGAAAATAACGTTCACACCTAACCTTCCGGAGAATATCGCAGAAGAATTGGATATGTTCGTTAATGCGGGTGGCGTGCTTTCTCAGGAAACACTTCTCTCCATGCTATCCACAGTGAGTGATCCAAAAGAGGAATTGGAGCGCATTGCTGCTGAAATGGCAGAGAATCAAAACAGTTTACTGAACACGTACAGTTTCGCACCAACGTCAGCAGGTGGCGCTAATGGCTCGGAAGAATAAGGAGAGTCGCGAATATTGGCGTGACAGGGAGATTGAACACGCTAAACTGATGCTAAAGGATGACCAGGAGTTTTCCAAAACGTTGGCGGCGCTTTACCGTTCGACTTCCACAGAGATTGAGAACACCGTCACGGGTATGCTAGAGCGTTATGCGAGTAAGAACGGATTATCTGTCGCAGACGTACGCAAACGCCTCACAGCAACCGATATACGCGATTATGAAGCGAAGGCGGCGCGGTATGTGAAGGAGAAGGATTTCTCGCCGTTAGCGAATGAAGAAATGGCGATTTATAACTTGAAGATGCGAACGAGCAGACTTGATTTGATTAACGCGCATATTAATCTCGACTTAACCGCCTTGACTGATGAAGTGGATAAGTTGGTTGGTGAGCGATTGATTGACGCTGGACAGGCTGAAACATTACGGCAGGCAGGTATTCTCGGTGCAACCATCACCATCGACCGAAGCGGTTTGGAATACATCGCGCGGCGCAACTTCCACGGCGATGATTTCAGTGGCCATCTGTGGAAGAATAAGCGCCTTCTTCACGGTGAATTGAAAAAACGCCTAGCCGAATCCATCACCACGGGACAAAGTTCGAAGGTGGCAGCGCGTAAACTTCGCCAAACGGTGGAGCAAAACGTCTCCAACTCCCAACGCATCATGGTGACGGAATTGGCGCGTGTGCAGTCGGAAGTGCAAAAGGAATCGTATAAACAGGCTGATATTAGCATGTATGAGTTTATTGCGACAGAAGGCGGTTGCAAGATATGTGCGCCGCTTGATGGTGAGCGATTTAATGTGTCGGATGCGATGCCAGGGAGTAATATGGCTCCGATGCATCCGCATTGTCGGTGTTCGAGTGGTCCTTATTATGAATAATCTGTGGAAGGCGTGAGGATATGTTTAAGAAAATCATTCGATTAATCGGTTTGCAACGCCATCATTACAAAGTGGAAGGTTTCAGTTACCATGTTTGCGAAGCGTGTGGTAAAGAGATTTATATACCTGCTTGGAGTGAATTTAATTATCGATTGACTGAATTTAGAGGATGCAAAGCTAAGTAAAACGCTATCCACAGCATAGAAAGGGGTGATGGAGTGCTATACCACAAGCAGGCGATATGCCGGAAAGGTTAGGTGATCTTCATCATATCTCGCGGCTCGGCGTTAAGAGCGCATCGCAACCTTGTTGACTAGGTGACTTATCTATACTTCATTATCCCGACCTGAGCATGTCATTAAACTGCTCAAAATCATATCGTAAACGGGCATCACCAAATTGAATAACCGCATCAATCAAAGTCGTGAACGGGCCTATGGCGTGATTCGGGGCTTTTTATTATGCCATTTATTCAATCTGTGGATAGCGTGTTTGGGAAAAGGAGAATTTATATGGCAGAAGTAAACGAGCAAGTTGACAATACAGAAGAAGTAGACGTGGAGCAACAGGAAGAACAGCAGGAGCAAGCAACCTTCACGCAATCGGAAGTCGACAGCCGCATCAGTAAAGCAGTCGAATCGGCACTCGCTAAAAAGGAAGCCAAATTAAAAGCTGACTATGCGAATCAGATTGAAGAAGCGAAAAAGGAAGCGGAACGCCTTGCCAAGTTGAGCGAAAAAGAACGCAAAGACGAGGAATTGAAGAAACGCGAGGAACAACTAACCAATCGCCTTAAAGAGTTGGAGCAAAAGGAATTGAAATCCGATGCCATCAGCGATTTAAGCGCGAAAGGGTTGCCGTCCACATTTGCAGACTTCCTTGTACAGTCTGACGCGGAAACAACGCTCAAAAACATCAACGCATTCAAAGAAGCGTTCGACAACGCAGTAAACGAAGCAGTCAAGGATAAGCTGCGCCAAGATGCACCGCGCATCGGCGATCAACGCAAAGCATCCACAGAATCAACGAACGTAGCAGAAATGGCTCGGAAAGCCAGAATCATCAAATAAACCATAACCCAAAAGGAGAAATGAAATCATGGCACAAACTTTTTCACCAGATAACGTTTTAGTATACGAGCAAAAGGACGGTTCAATTCCAGATGCGCAGAACGCGCTTATTCTACAAGATGTAATCGAAAACTCGAAGATCATGCAGCTTGGTGTATTCCAAGAAATGGACGGTAAAGAAAAATCATTCGAATTCTTTGCAGAAGGGCCAGGCGCTTACTGGGTTGGAGAGACTGAAAAGATTCAGACTTCGAAACCAACAATGCTACAAGCGACAATGCGTGCGCACAAACTAGCAGTTATCCTGCCAGTATCGCGCGAATACCTGCAATACAAAGTACCGGCGTTCTTTGAAGCGATCCGTCCGAAAGTGGCAGAAGCATTCTACAAAAAATTCGACGAAGCAGGCATCCTAAACGTTGCCAACCCATTCCCGCAATCTGTGGATGAGTCAGCGGTTGCAGCAGGAAATGTTGTCGAAGGTGAAATCAACTACACAAACATTTTGGCTCTTCAGGACGCTCTATACGATGGCGATGAAGAAGCGAACGCTGTTATCAGCAAAGTACAAAACAACACGGCGTTGCGTGGTTCTGTGGACGCTAACAACGTATCCCTGTTCGACCGTCAAGCTGGCACAGTGGACGGCATCACAGCGGTCAACTTGAAATCGGCTGCTCTTGAAAAAGGAACGCTATACGCTGGTAACTTCGACCATTTGCATTACGGTATCCCGTTCAACATCAACTACAAAATCTCGGAAGATGCGCAATTGTCTACAATCACAAACGCAGACGGTTCACCAATCAACCTATTCGAGCAAGAAATGGTTGCATTGCGCGTGACAATGGACGTAGCGTTGATGATTACCAAAGACGAAGCGTTTGCGAAATTGACAGCACCAGCAGGCGTTTAATCCACAAAGGAGTGAAGTTTGATGGAATACAAAGTAATCAAAGCCTTCACCGATTTGCAGGATAACGGCCATGTGTATGCGGCTGGTGATTCGTACCCGCGTAAAGGTACAGCATCAGCCGAGCGCATTGCGGCGTTGTCATCCACAGATAATAAAGAGGGCGTTCCCTTCATTCAATCTGTGGAAGGCGATGAACCGGCATTTCCTGAACATGTTGGTGGCGGTTATTACCAATTATCCAACGGTGAAAACGTAAAAGGCAAAAAGCAAGCAGTCAAGGCAGAAAAAGCACTGACGGAATGAGGTGTTTACGATGCTTCAAGAAATTAAACAGTTATTAGGCATTGAGGATTCGCAGCAGGATGCGGTGCTTGGCATCATCATCAGTAACGTTGAAAGCCATTTGCGCTATCTGCTCGAAAAGGAGATACCGGAATCACTCAAATTCATCGTCACGGAAATCGCAGTCATGCGGTTCAACCGTCTCGGCAGTGAAGGCATTAAGGCTGATTCTGTGGAAGGCAAAAGCGTCACGTTCTACGATCCGGCGCAAGAGTTTCGCCCGTACCTCTCCGTCATCGAGCAGGAGAAACTAAAAGACTCTCCAACCGAGTTGCGCAGAGGTCGGGTGATGTTCATTTGAGATATTCGGACAGAATTACCTTCGTCAACGAAACGGCGGGTGGGTACAATCCCGATACCGGCTCTTATGATGAAGGTTCGCTATCCACAGATGTACAGGCGTGCAATCTTTCTAATCTTGGAGTTGACCGCACCAATCAGCTATTCGGTACTCTCGATAAGGAAATTACCGTAGCGCGCCTACAACGTCCATATAAGAAGGAATATGACCATGCGCTAATTGGCGGTAAGAAGTATGCGATTACGCGCCATGTTCCGTTCCGTAGCGAATCCGTTTTCTATTTGGAGGGGATGGCATGAGCGTGAGATTATCAGGCATGGATGTGCTGATTATGCAATTGGAAGGCGGAGCGCGTATTGAGGAAGCGGCCAAGAAGATTGTGAAACGCCGCACATCGGAAATGAATCGATTGGCGCAGCGAAAAGCACCTGTGGACACCGGAGAGCTTCGACGTTCCATCACTTCCGTTTACACGGACAACGGCATGACAGGGCAAGTTTCAGCAGGCATGCATTATTCTCCCTATGTAGAATACGGAACACGCTTCATGACGGCTCAACCGTTCATGCGTCCTGCCTATCAAGCGACAAAAGCCGAATTCATAACGGATTTAGAACGGTTGGTGAGGTAAATGAACGAGTTTAAGAGTCCACAGCAACAAATATTCGATGCCATTTTCAAAGCATCATTAAACCTGGGATACCGCACATTCGATTTTTTACCAGCGAATGATGTTGCGTATCCTTTTGTTTATATTGGCGAACAGTTCGACCAGGACAGGAATTTGAAAGATGTGGTGATTGGAGAGGTGCAACAGACGATCCACGTCTACCACTTGCAGCGCAATCGGCGAGATTTGACCGATATGATGGATAACCTGAAAACGGAAATCCGCAAATTGAAGAAAACGGAGAATTTTCATATACGCGCATCTAACATCACCGCCCAAACCCTACCCGACAATTCGACTTCCACAGCATTATTACACGGCATTGTGGAAGTCACCATTAAATTTAACTAGGAGGAACATAAATGGTAAATCCAATTACAGAATACGAAACAAGCCACGCCGCGTTACTTGCTGATAAAGCGCTCGAAGGTATGGTGCAAGGGAAAGACAAAATTCTGTTGTTCCGTGTTCTTGGCGACACGAACGCAGCGCGCAAACTGGCATTCCAAACAGAGCATACTTTCACATTCAGTCGCGAACGTGACGTGATCCGTACGAAAGACGGTTCTATCTCCAAAGATAATGGACTTGAAACAGAAGTATCCATTGAAGCGATTCAAAAGCGCGGCGACCGTCTATATGGCGAATTGGCGCTGGCTGCCATCAAAGGGCACAAAGTCGAACTGTGGGAAGTCACGGTGGACGAAGATTTGAAAAACGAAACTGATGAATACCCTGCCATCTATGCACAAGGCTACTTGCCATCCTGGGAGTTGCCTGCAGGTGTGGAAGACGAATCCACAGTGTCAACAACATTCAACGTAGACGGTGAACCGCAATGGGGTTATACGCCATTATCCGCAGCACAAGAAGCGGCGGTTCAATACGCATTCCGTAATACAGAAGAAATCACACCAGAAGTGTAATCGAGAGGGTAAAACCTCTCTTTTTTTATACCTAAAAATCAAATTAGAAAAAGGTGGAATCTCGCATGGAAATCACAATCAATGGCCAGCAAAAAGAAGTCAAATTCACACTCAATATGATTAATGAACTGGATAAAAAATACACGATGGAAGCAGGCGGCGCGAAATTTGCAATGGGGTTGAACCTTGCGTTTACATACCTCTCGCAAAAAAACCCGACCGCCATTTCAAATGTATTGAAGGCATGCCTTCCGAAAGTACCAGAGCAGCATATTGAAAACTATGTGGAAGGTTATGCAGTGGAACATGGCACACTCGAGCCGCTATTCGAAGAGTTAGTTGAGGAAATGGGAAAGCATCCTCTCCTTACAGCGACACTCGACAACTTCAAACAGAAAGCAAGAGTGGAGACAACGGAAACGGAATAACGTTTGACGAAATTTTGATTAATTGCATGCGTTTTCTGAACAAGACGTATCAAGAAGCCTGCGATATGACTTTCCGCGAGTATTCATTTGAAATTCACGCATACCGTTTGCGGGATTTGGACAGTCGCCAACGCATGCACATGCAGGCATGGGTGAATCAGCAGGCAAAGTCCACGAAAACGGTTGGCAAAAACACAGTTCCGTTCTTCAAAAACTTTAAAGAGTTCTTTGATTACGAAAAAGAATTGCAGGAAATTGAAGGTAAAAAGAAAGATGAGACCATTGTCCGTTTAGCAAATCTAGCAGCACGCATAAACGGATAGAAAGGAGGTCAACGAATGGCAGAAAGTTATTCGGTAGAGGCGTTTTTAAAAGCGGATCATACGGGATTTGTAAGAGGGTTTCAAGTGGCTGCGCAAGCGGCTAGAGATTTTCAGCGGGATGTCAGCAACATGGACACTTCCGGAATCGAGAACGCAGGTAAGCAGTTTGAAAAAGTCGGCGACAAAATTCAAACGCAAGGTAAGAATATTGCGAAAACCGGCGGCATCATAACAGCAGCAATTACCCTCCCGATTTTAGGTGCGGCGACTGCAGCGATCCAAACTGGTATGGACTTTGAAGCTTCTATGTCCAACGTGCAGGCGATATCCGGTGCGACGGGTGAAGATTTGGTGAGTTTAGAGAAGAAAGCACGTGAAATGGGAGCGACGACTTCCAAGAGTGCCGGTGAAGCAGCAGATGCAATGAGTTATATGGCGTTAGCCGGTTGGGATACAACACAAATCATGCAGGGAATCGAGCCTATTTTGCGCTTATCGGAAGCTGGTTCATTGGACTTAGCAACCGCATCGGATCTTGTAACAGACAGTATGAGTGCGCTCGGCTTGGAAGTGAAAGATTTACCTGGCTACCTCGACCAAGTAGCGCAAACCTCACGAAAAGCCAATACCGATATCGATTCACTCATGCAGGCAAACCTTGCTGTAGGTGGTTCATTCAACAATTTAAACGTTCCTTTGGCAGAAGGTAACGCGTTGCTCGGTATCATGGCAAACAGAGGTATTAAGGGCGCAGAAGCGGGTAACGCATTAAGCTCAATCCTCGTCAACATGACAAGTGGTGCAGGGCAAGCCGGTAAAGCGATGGAAGAGCTAGGTATCAGCGCGTTTGATTCGGAAGGTAATTTTAAAGGTGTGGAAAACGTACTTCAGGAAGTATCGGATGCCACAGCAGGATTAAGCGAAGAACAGCGCACACAATACTTATCCATGATAGCCGGTAAAACACAATTGTCAGGTTTCCAAGCATTGCTTGATGGACTCGGCAAGGAGTACGGCGATTTAAAGGGGAATGTTGAAAATTCCAATGGGGCGCTCAATGAAATGGCCGCCACCATGCAGAATAACCTGAAAGGGAAACTTACTGAGATTGGATCCGCATTATCAGAAGTCGGCATTAAGATTTACCAGGCATTACTTCCTTATTTACAAAAGGCAGCAGAATTCTTTTTGAACCTTGTCAACAAAGTCAACGCACTTTCTCCACAGATGCAAATGCTGGCGGGAGTTGTGGCGATTGTCGCAGCGGCGATTGGGCCACTTCTACTGGTATTGGGTGGACTTGTCACCTTCGTCGGAATGGTTGTGTCGAATTTCGGTATCTTACTGCAACGGTTTGCACCGATTATCGCAAGGCATGCAGCATTAAAAACAGCGGTTGGTTTATTAGGGCGCGCGTTCAGTTTGCTGTTCGGTCCAATTGGTTTAATTATCGGTATTCTTTTGTCGCTAGTACCAGTATTCATCAAACTGTATCAAGAAAACGAAAAATTCCGCGCAATCGTGGATACTGTATGGAACTTTATTAAAACGACTATTGAGACAGTAGTGGCAGCGGTCGTCGCGTTTGTTATGAGCGTATGGGGGCAATTGGTAGCTTTCTGGAACGAGAATGGCGAAATGATTAAAGAGGCAACTTCGAATGTTTGGAATGTTATATCCACAGTCATACAAGGAGTTTTAAAAGCGATTCAAGCAGTGTTCCAAGTAGTGTGGCCAATAATCCAAATTATTGTTATGAGCGTATGGGAGAACATCAAAGGCGTTATCAGCGGCGCGCTCGACATTATCATGGGACTGGTACAGGTATTCGCTGGACTCTTCACGGGGAACTGGTCCGCGATGTGGGAAGGCGTCAAGCAAATGTTTAGCGGTGCTGTTCAATTCCTGTGGAATGCAGTGCAACTTCTTTTGTGGGGTAAACTTCTCAAAGGGTTAGCGGGATTTGTTGGAGCATTCCGTTCGCAGATTGGCGCGTTTTGGAATGGCGTAAAAACACTCTTCAATACTTCAATAAACGCCATTAAATCATTCTTCACCGCAGGACTTCAAAGTATACGCGGAGTAACGCAAGCTAATCTTTCTAATATCCTTAATTTTTTCCGTACCATTTTCTCTGCTATAGTTACGACGGTTAGAACGCGCTTCGCAAACGTCGTTACGGCTATTCGTACTGCATTAAGCACTGCACTTACGTTAATCCGTACGGTTTTAACGAATATGATAAATGCTGTGAAAAATAAAGCTTCCGCATTCCTGTCGGCTGGTAAGGATTTAATACGTGGGCTTATTAACGGGATAAAAAATATGACCGGTCAAGCTCTGAGCGCCATCACAGGGGTCGTGGATAGTGTGGTTGGGAAAGCAAAATCCCTATTCGGTATCAAATCGCCATCGCGAGTGTTTATGGGAATAGGTGCATATCTATCCGAAGGGTTGGCGAACGGCATTGACGACAAAGCGCGCACAGCCATTAAAACGGTTGGCGATTTATCGAGATCAGTTACCAATGCGTTCAATCCTGAATTAGCTGTGGACGGCATGAACTACAACAGCCAAATTCGCAACTTGAACGGACAGATGAAACAGCAGATGACAAATCATGTAAAAGGTGAAATGTCGGTAAACCGTCAACCGGTAATCGTGAACATTTACGACAATAAAGAAGCAGTACGCGCGTATGTAAATGAAGAAAATGCGGTGGATGCGCAAATCAGGAGGTTTTAACGGATGGATATGATGATAACCAAGAAAAACGGAGATGCTCGATTACTTGAAGAATTCGGCGTAACCGTCAGCGATTTTGTCGTGTCCTCCATCCCTCTCCTGGCATCTTACGGCACAATCGAAGGTAGGCACGGAACAGTGGACTACGGCGCAACGTATGGTCCGCGGACAATCACTGTGCCGTTTTCAGTTGAAGCAGACGAGTTGGAACGCTTTCCACAGAAGAGGGATGAACTGTTTGCTTTTCTTGTGGACAGCGAATCGTATTATATACGGGAGTTGCGGCGTGCGAACCACCATAATTACGCATTTGCAAAAACGCATGAAGTGGCGCGCGATTTACCCGACACGGGGAATCAGCTATCCACAGAAAAGAGTTACCTGGTGCGTTTGCAAAACACCTTCAACTTGGAACAAATGCTGACGAGTGGCGAAGGGGAGTTGGTGTATGAGACGACCGAGCTTCCGTTTGGCGAAAGTGGCATTGTAAAAAAAACGTTTACCGGCACGCAATTCCGTTTGCTGAACGAAGGGGATGTAAACATTCATCCGTTTATCCAGCACTTGAAAATTACGATACGCAACGTAACCGGATCGAATAGCTATTTTGAACTTGAAAACACGACGACCAAGAAAAAGTTCGTGGTGAATGAACGAATCGACAATATTCACAAAGTGGTAATGGATGGGTCGGTGGTGACGCGGAACAGTCTTCAATTCCTGCGCAACACGAATCGGGAGTTCATTGAGTTAGCTTCAGGCTGGAACGATTTTCGGATATACGGCGCAACCTCTGCCACTGTGGACGTCGAGTTCAAACGGTACTACAAATGAGGGGAGTGGCTTGAATGTATGTGCGCGATTTAGAAGGCAATGAATATCCGCTCGAAGCGACCGTTACGCACGACTTTGAGTTAAACGGGAAACCGGTTCTCTCATTTGTGGCGAAACCGAGCAAGGTGAACGATGTGTTTTTGAAAGAGTTAAGCGAAATGTGGCAGGTTATTGACTTCGATGATGTTGTCCACAGAATTGAATATGCACGAAAAAGGGGAGAAGGCGACCGTCTGAGTGTAGACGTGAAAGCCACTCCTTCTTTTTATGACGATTTTGCGGTCAGTCGGATTTATATGCGCTACGATCAGCACATGACGGCGGCAGAAGCGTTCGGTTTGATATTCGCTGACACCGATTACAATTATGTGCTAGTCGATCCGTTTTACGCCGTACAGTGGCAGGGGTTTGGCGACGGGCAGACACGGCTGGAAACGTTTAAACGGGCGCTAGAACGCTACAAAGCAGAATTCCGGATAGTTAGGAATACCGTCTACATCGAGCAACAGATTGGCGTTGATACGTCGTTTATGTACCGATACCGCTTGAATGCGTCGAACATTGTGCAAGAGATTGATGCTTCGAATCTTTGGACGTACGCGCGCGGGTACGGCGACTTCGCGGAAGGTGAAGAGGATAACGCGGCGTTGATACGCGAGTATTATTCACCGCTTGCGAGTGTGGCAGGGATTGGTAAACGGGATGCGCCACCGTATTACAACGGTTCGATAACCACAGTTGAAACAATGGATGAAGCGATTAAGGAATCGGTGGACAACAGTCTTAAAATATCGATTTCCACAGATGTTCATGACTTGCGGAAACAGGGTTATCCGTTAGCGCATCCGAATTTGGGCGACCGCGTGTATCTGACGGATGAACGCATTGGCTTTGATGAAGAAGTACGCATCTATCAGATGACGATTGTGCGCGACTGGCAAGGCAATGTGCTGGATTTAAAACTGGTAATTGGTTCGCCTGGATTGGTGAAACGCCATCAAGCGCAGTTGTCACAAGCTGTGGACAGAATCACGGATCTAATCAATGGCAATTTACCGATTCCGTTTAACGTGCTGCCGAATGCGGTGCGCTTGGCATCGGATGCTTTAAAATCAGCGCTCACGGAACTGGCTTTTGACAATGGTATTGTGGCCACGGATCCGAATGACCCGAATAGATTGGTCGTATTTAATTCAGCAGGCGTGGGAATCAGTTTGGATGGTGGTGTGACGTTTGATGAAGCAGTAACGTATCTCGGTATCAACACAAGCCTATTAACGGCAGGCGACATCCACACGAACAATATTCGGATTGTGGGCGACTCCAATTTCTTCTTCTGGGATGGTACGGGATTGCAGGCGATTGACCCAACGGATGTCACGCGGTTTGTGCGTTTGCGGAGTGATGGGTTGTATATTTCCAAAGGCGCAATCACCATCGAACGTCCAGATGGCTATAAAACAATTAATAACGGCATGAGTACATTTGATGTGAACATTCAGGGAGTTGAACCAATGTTCTTTTCTCCAGCTGTCACGCTTGTCCAAAAGTCTTATGCGCAGTGGTTGTCTACACGAACAGCAAGTGCTTCAGTCGACTTTAACCAGTATTCCTTTAAGCATGAAGCACGCTATTTAAAAGTAAGATTCCGGGTATTAGCGAGCGGTTCAAATACAGCGCATTTCGAAATATGGAAGGGTGGAGAGAAGGTGGCCAGCGCTCAAACCTCAGTGTCGAATGATTCGGACCCGAGTGTTCAAAACGGTTCAACCCTCACTGTGGATTTAGGTGTGCCGACCGGTAACTCCGATACATTCCAAATACGCTTCCGAACGTCTGTATCAAATGAAGATGCATATGCAATGGTCACTAGAAAATGGCTGGAGGGATAATTCATGGATGAAATATATCAGTGTTTTGTTGTTGTAGATGAAAACGGCAACATTATTAGCGCCCAACAAGGGAAAAATATCATTGCCACAGACCCTTATGATTTCGGTTTTTTGAACGATGGGGAAATTGAAATTAGTGAATGGAAAGTGGTTATCGAAAAAATGAAGCCTAAATTGGTAAGCAGAGAAGGGGGTGACGCCGAATGAATCATGATATTGAAATTACACAACTCGATTTAGTAGAAGGCGGCAATGTCATTCGCCAGGGTCATCATTTTACACTTGGATTTACGCCGCGTGGCGAGAATGGGGATGTCGTTGCGCTGACAGGCAAGGATATTTATGCTGTTTTTTACGACAAGAATGGTATTCGCTATGAAGGTACTGCGGAATATGTAGCAGATGATGCGGTCATTCGCGTTACCATCACAGAAAATATCGGACACGGCACGATGTGGATTGAGTTTACTGCAACAGATCCGAACGATGCGACGTATAAACGGAAGTTTCCGGCGCGCGAGAACAATGCGAGGATTAGTGTTACGCCGTCCACAGATGATTTAGGATTTGTGGGCGTGAAGTCAATTACGGTTACGCAATTGCGCGCAGAACAAGAAGCCAAACAGCAGGAATTTGAAGCAACGGTCATCCCACAGGTTGATGATATATCGACACGTCAACTTCAATTGGAGAGTGATTACCAGGAAGCGGTGGCAGGTGTCACTGTGGATAGCGAGGTCATTTTGGCGCGTGGTGGCGAGCCTACTTTGGGCGCGCATCTGAATAAAGTTAATCAGCAGTTGGCAGAAAAGGCGGCGGCAGCAGATATTGAGGGGCGGGGTATAAACGCTGATAATTTTCCTGTAATTGCGCCTGAGGTTGGCGAAGAGGGCCGTATACAAAGAGCGATTGACTATGCGGTTACAAACGGTGTTCAACGCGTAATCTTGCCGGCGAAAATAAGACAAGTACGAGGCGCAGTCACATTAAAGTCAGGCGTTACACTGGTGGCGTTTAATAACAAATTAATCAATAAAGAGACACATATCACATTTCTAAAAATGGAATCCAAAACGAAGTTGTACGGTATTGAGATTGAAGGTAAAGACCACATAGTTCCCAATGTAGCAGGAAGAGGAATAAGCATTGAAGGAGCAAACGCATCCGCATATACTGAAGATATTATGATTAATGATGTGTTTATTCACGACATAGGTTACTACGGGATTTACACCTCTTTTGCTAAAAATGTATACGTTGATAAAGCAAAAATGCGTGGATTAGGAAGAGCTGGTTTTATGAGTTTATCGCCAGATAACGTGAATATAGAACACTCGATTATTAAAGATGTTACTACTGAGAGCGGAAACGGCTATGGGGTAGCATTTACTCGGCAATCGTTTGAAAGTTTAACAGATTATCCATTACCTAAGGATTGTGTTGCCTTTAATGTCATCGTTGAAGATGTTCCTTGGGAAGGCTTTGACACCCACGCAGGACAAGGAGTTCGCTTTATTAATAATACTGTTAGAAACTGCAAGGTCGGAATTGCGGTAGTAGCAGCTAATTTAACAGGGAGCATAGATTACGCATCCAATGATTGCTTAGTTGATGGAAATTTAATTTTTGGTGGTAATTCAGGTGTCGCCATTTCTATTGCCGGCGCTGGCGGAGCGATAGGAGCACCAAAAGAGTATGCAAAAGGATGTATTGTATCTGGAAACCGTATATGGGGCGGGGGGATTGCAGGGAATAATAATTCGGGTTCAATATACCTCGTTGCTACGGAAGGAGTCGTGGTGATAGGAAATAGTATCGAACGCGCAAATGAGAGTGGGATTATCTTATATAACACAAATATCGGATTCATGGTTGATGGAAATACAATTACCGACGTTCTTTCTAACACATACTCTTTAGCTCCTTGCATAAACGTCCGCTCTGATTATAACAAAGGGACAATAGGTAAAAATAATGCGATGAGAAAAACTCCTTCTCTGGCTAATTACGTTTCGGAGTGGGCTATCAATATTGGCAGTGGTGTCAACAATGAAGTGACGATAGATTTAGGTTATTCTACCTGTACGAATGATATTCTTGGCGGGTCTGGTCAGAACCATAGTTACGGGACACTAGGGGGTAGCAGTTTAATCCATAGAGGCACGGCATCCCCAGAAGGAGTTATTACCGCTTCAATCGGATCAATCTTTATTAATGCAAATGGTGGTGCAGGAACGACGCTTTGGGTTAAACAGACGGGTTCTGGGAATACCGGTTGGGTAGGTAAATAAATTTCTAGGTTAAAACCTCTTAGCGATATGGTATATTTATATTACTAGGAGGTTAGATTCTTGAAATTGTTTAAATTAGTATTATCTAGAGAATTTTTATTCTCTTTGTTTCTTCTTGTAGGAAGTTTCAAAGGTGCTATAAATATACCGTTTATTGATGAAACAGCGTTATTACTTGTTGTTACAGTAACCGCGGCTGTGATATTACTTGCGAAAAATAATATGTCTATACCGAAGAAATTCATATTTCCTACAGTGTTGTTCGCAGTAATTGTTTTGATGGCTTTACTGTCATTGATTTATACGCCAAGTGTTGTTTACGCTAGTGATAAAATGGTACGCTTTGGCATTATATCAGCTTGGTGTTTCTACGGTGTATTCTTCTTATTTAAGGATGAAAAGTCAGTAATTAGGTTTTTACTAGGGTTTGTTACCGTAGCTGTTCTAATGGGTGTGAATCTATTATTCAATAGCGCTTCGCAGGAATTAAACTTTGAAAGCTCATTTGCGTCTAGCTATGTTACTTTGGCAAGAATAGCTGCAATGGGTTCATTAATTTTAATGATGTACTTTTTGTTTTCCAAAGCCAGCCGAACTAATAAGTCGATTGCAATGATTGGAGCTTTAATACTCTTTATTCCTTTGGTGCAATCGGGCGCTAGGTTCCCAATATTAATACTTGCAGCTGTTTTACTATCAATACCGCTGAGCATGATTCGTATTAAGAAAGAGGATGTTTTGATAAGCAAAAAACTAATTCCATTGATGCTTATCTTCTTCATACTTTTGGGAGTATCATTCTTCTATGCAAGCAAAGGGTATGCTGACACATTAATTAACAGGATGGAAATACTGTTCGAACAGGATGGCGGGGGCGCTTCTTTCTATGGAAGAACGGAAAGATTCGACACTGCGTGGGATATGAGTGTTGATAGTTATTTTGTAGGCAAGGGGATTGGTAGTTTTCCGATCTACCATAGCGGTTTAGATGCCGAAGACTATCCACACACAATTTATTTAGAGATACTTTCTGAGTTGGGGATTGTACCTCTCCTGTTGTTTATATCGCTTATTTTGATGGCTATCGTTAACGGATTGAATTACTATCGCTTATATGACTTAAGTGTGATGAGCACTTCAATTTATGCCATGTTCGTTTTTTGGTTATTTAATTCATTAGGATCAAGTAGTCTGAATGGCGATAAAGTATTTTATGCTTTGATAGCTATAATGATTATACTTCCCTATCTTGGAAGAAACTCCGAAATAAAAGGTACGGAGTTGGACGAAACTGTTGATTAACAAAAATTAAATAAAACACCAATCGAGTGTCCTTCGGGGCGCTCTTTTTATTTACGCAAACAGAAAAAAAGTAGAGGGGGGTCAGGATGCCAGATGGAAAAGGGGATGGCTCCATGTACAAGAAGATTGAAGTTATTGATATCACATTGGACGAACATGGAAACCGGATCACGGCGCTTGAAAAAGCGGACGTTGAAAAATCAGAAACAATTAAACTGTTGGAGTTGCAGTTCACCAGTATAAAAACCGATTTCACCAACTTAGAAAACACGATATGGAAAACAGCGCAGTCCACACAAGACCATTTCAGCGCACAAAACGCGCAGCAGTGGAAGTTGATTGAAGCGCTGAACAACGGCAAGGAGAAGGAACGCGAACGCAAGCATGAAATCACGAAAACGAAAACGGAACTGTTTTGGGAGTGGCTTGGGAAAGTAACTGTGGGCGGCGGTATTTTTATCGTTGTGTTGGAATTGGTATTCGGGAAATAAAAGGAGGAATTTATTATGACAGCAGACAAATTGAAGCAATATATCGCATTTTTCGGGGGCGCTCTCAGCGCTCTTTATTTATTTTTGGAGACGGTGGATGTGAAGTTGGAACAGTTTAATCAGGTGTCGATTGAAGCGTTTGTGGCGTTCCTTACGGCGCTTGTACCGCTGATTCTGGTTGCATACGGTATCTACAAAAATCAATATCTAGTGACGAAGAAAGCGAAGGAAGCGGAAGCAGAGTTGAAACGGAAAGGGTTGAAGTAGGATGGCATATACAATCGTAAACAAATTCATTCCCACCTCTCTCTATGCGCTAAAAGCGCCGTATGCGATGGATGCGCAATATATCACCATCCACAATACTGCCAATGATGCGACAGCCATAAACGAAATAGCATATATGCACCGCAACCCTGCCGCAACTTCCTATCACGTTGCTGTGGATGACATACACGCCGTCCAAGCGATTCCGTTCAGTCGTAACGCCTGGCACGCAGGAGACGGCGCTAGCGGGCAAGGAAACCGTAAATCGATAGGCATTGAGATATGCTACTCGAAATCCGGTGGCGAGAAGTATAAAAAAGCAGAAGCAAACGCCATCGAGTATATCGCACACGTTCTCCATCAATACAATTGGGGGATTGAGCGTGTGATGTGGCATCGCAACTGGTCGGGGAAAAATTGCCCGCATCGCATATTTGCAGAAGGTCGCGCTGATGAAGTGAAGAAGCGGATTGCGGATCGGTTGGCAGAATTGAAGAAGCCTTCCACAGAGAAACCACCAGTAGTCGTCAAACCGGCGACACCTGAAAAGGAGGTAACGCCAGTGTCAGAACCAAAAAACGCGCCATCTAGCTGGGCGAAACGTGACGTTGAAGCAGCGGTGAAGTTAGGTATTTCCGATGGCTCACGCTTACAAGAACCGGTGACACGCGAAGAAGCGATCGTGCTTGCGATGCGTGCTGCAGGATTAGCGCCGAGAATTAAATGA